ACCATAGATGGCGCGAATGATTCAAAAACAGCCCCAGAGCTGCAAACAAATGCCCCAAAGTGTATTGAAAGTCTGCTGAACGAAAACCGCATTTCTGAATTGTGGAATGTTGGTGCGCCTCCAGCGCCATATGAGATTAAGCGCACAGCACAAGATCTCCCAACACCAAGGTTTGGATACACCTTGTTGGGCAATCCTGTTGAGCGGGCATCAAAAACATTCTTACCGAAAAATGTAAAAGCGACTAATCGTACAATTGTCGCGGATCCTTTGTACAACCCAGATAAAAGAGATGCACCAATTACAAGTAGCACTAAGTTGTCAAAGTCTACGACAATTTCCAAGTTTTTGGGTGCACCTGGATCGCGTAGTTCACTTGAGTTTATACCAATTAAGGAACAACGAAATGAGCTTGCTCGTCAGTGGTATTTGCATGCTTGGCTAATGGAAGGCATTGCTGACGCGAAAGAGTTTAAAGACTATAGATTACAAGTATCAGAGGCATACTACAATCCTGCATACGGTATTCGCAGAGCATATAAGCCAAGCAAAAATGCTCTTGAGCGATACTGGCGCGAACCATACCGTAAAGAAGATGGCGGTAATACGCAGAAGTCCATCATTAAAGGGCAATATCCGATTAATCAGCTGAAGTACGAGGGTCGGGCGGTTGCGTACACCCTGTATAATTCGCGTGGTAAGATTGACTACACTGCGACCTTTGATCTTGCTTTGTACATTCGTGACACGTTCTTCTTCGATCAGTTAAGTTTGGATTATGATATGCTTCGCCCAGATAAGATTATGTCACAACAGCTTATAGTCGTTATGCCAAAAATAGAACCTGACTTTAAGGCATCGTTTGAGATGAAAGTTTGCACATACTTTAACCGTCAACTGTTTAGTGCTGCTGACTTGGTTGAGATTGTAGACGCAGATAGACAATCAGGTTCTGGTGCAGTCAACGATACACCTGTGTAACGGGTATAAATAAAAGAAAAAATAAAGGCATCTTAGATGGCACTTAGAAGAATAACTCCAGGAGTATCTGATAAGCTAGTTATCACGAAAAAGCAGAAACTGTACTCAGACCTCGATCTGACGTTTGCTGCTAAGACTGGTTCACTCGACGCTAATGGAGTAAGAAAGGGTGATGTGTTTAAGAAGACAGACACAGCTGCTGTGATTCAGAGTGTGTCAAATATTCTTCAAACTAACTATTTCGAAAAGCCATTTAATCCTTTTTTCGGTGCAAACCTTCGTGCTATGCTCTTTGAGAATATGGAAAACTTCTCAACTGCATTGATCACTGATCAAATAATCAAAGCGGTGGGGGATAATGAGCCAAGAGCAGAGGTTAAAGAAGTTGAGTTCTTTGAAGACAGTACTGTGATAGGTGCAAAACAAAGAAGAATAAATGCAGCCGATGCTTTTTTCTATACTAATAACAAACAAAGAAACGCAGTTACAGTTATTGTTAAATTTCGAATTGAAAACTCTGAAGAGTTAGTAACTGCAACAGTAAACATGAATAGGTTACGATAATGGCTACAACCATCGAATCAACAAAACTAGATTTTCAGCAAATCAAAGATGCATTAAAGACATACTTTGTAGAGTCTGGTGAGTTTAATGATTATGATTTTGAGGGAGCTGCACTTTCCAACCTCTTAGATGTTTTGGCGTATAACACTCACTACAATGGCTTGATTGCTAATTTCGCATTGAATGAGTCATACCTTTCAACTGCGCAGTTGAGAAACTCTGTGGTTTCACTAGCTGAGTCGATTGGCTATATTCCAAACTCAATGAAATCAGCAGAGGCTGTGGTCACTTTAACAATCAACCTTGCTGGCGTACCAAACCTTGAAGAGACCTATTCGTTACAGCCAGGAGAGTTAGTGCTACAAGGTTCAAAAGACGGCATTGACTATACCTTTACAAACCGAGAAACGTTGGTTGCTACCGCTGGCGGTACAGGCATTTATACTTTTTTACCTCAAGCGTCAGAAGGATCTACTGAAACCACAACACTGAATCCGATTCGCGTATTCGAAGGCATTGAAAAGACACAACAGTTTCTCGTAGGTAGCGGAACAGATGTTGTTTACGTTATTCCCGACGAGAGTATTGACATTGAAACCGCCATCGTAAAAGTATTTACAAATCAAGCTGGCGCTAATCTAGGTGGAGATCAAGGCGCATTCAATACTTACACTGCTCTAGAGAAAGCAACTACCATCGACGAGGCGTCCAACCTTTATGTACTACGTGAATCACCAAACCAATTCTTTGAGTTGACGTTTGGTAACGGTACTTCTTTGGGTAAGGCACCTGTTGCTGGCAATGTCATTGATGTAAATTATCTTCGAACCACTGGAGCTATTGCAAATGGCATTACTACATTAAAAGTTTCATCCACAATTACTCTCGGTACTTACACTGTCGATCCCGCAAACATTGCTCTAGCTGTGACCAGCAAGAGTTCAGGTGGTGGTGACAAAGAGACAGTAGAATCTATTCGTAAAAATGCGCCATTCCAATATGCATCGCAGAACAGAATGGTAACTGCCCTAGATTATTCTGCTTTGATCTTGAAAAATTATTCTTCGTTTATTAAAGACATCAAATCTTGGGGCGGGGAAGATGACCCATATCCACAGTATGGTGCTGTATTCACTTCAATTGTATTCAAAGACGGTCTTTCAAACGCCACGATTACTGAAGTGCGTAAAGGAATCAGAGAATTGGCAGATTCGTTCTCTGTTGTCTCGTTCGATTTAGTATTCACTGATCCAGTTGAGACTTATATCTCTACCGAAACTTTCTTCCAGTTCAACCCAACGTTGACTGGTCAGAGTCAATCTAACGTTATTGCTGCTGTTGAAAAGAGCATTCGAGATTATTTCAATGCAAGTACAGGCAAGTTTGATCAGAACTTTAGAAGGTCTCGTATGTTGGACGCGGTTGATGAGACTGAAACATCAGTGCTGTCCTCTCGTTCTAATGTTAAACTGCACCGCAGACTTTTGCCGACGCTTTCAATTCCAGACAACTACACAATCAAATTTCCTGCTTCATTAAGAGCGGCATCTTCTAGTGACGAACCAACTATCACTTCAAGTCTTTTTGTGTTTAAGAACCAACTTTGTTTCATTCGTAACAAATTGAATGATCGAACTTTAATTAGTCCAGTTGGCTCGACACCTCTTTTGTATAGTACCAGCCCTTCATCAAAACTTGAAGTTGTTTCATTGGGCGGTGCTATTTTGCAAGACAATGTCGGTTATTATACAGCAAGTACAGGCGAAGTTTATTTGCAGAACCTAACAGTCCAGTCAGTTTCTGGGTCAGTCAAATATATTAAGTTATTCGCAGTTCCTGCTAATCAGTCGGTAATAAATTCAGAGTTGAACAACATCATCAAGTGGGATGAAGGCGAGTCTACTGCTATCCCAATTATTGTCGACGAAAGAGTGTAATATGTCATTAGATAAAACAACAACGGATGTTTATCGGCGAGTCGTAGACTTTGATCGCTATGATGTGTACGAACTTTTGCCTTCGCATTATGATACATCGTATCCAAAACTCGGCACCTTTCTGAAGGAATATTATAAGACTCTAGAGCAAGATACTAATCCAGCAGAAAAACTGAACGACCTGCTGTTGTCTCGAGACATCACTCAAGTAAAAGAAGAACTTTTGACTTTTATCTCAAAAGAACTTCTACTTGGTGCACCATACTTTGAATCATTTAACGACAAAAGGTCTGCGTTACAATATTCGAATCTACTGTATCGATCAAAGGGAACTAGTTTTTCGATTGAGCAATTCTTTAGACTATTCTATGGATTAGACGTTAATGTAAGATATGGTCGTGATGAAATATTCTATGTTGGCGACCCAGAAAATGAAGAAATCATTTATGCTGGTGGCGAAAATGCTGGCGGTGTATTTAAGTTTCAGTTTCAGGCTGGTGAAAAAATTGTTTCAGCGCAAAATGACGACGGCGATTATATTCAGCTGACCCAAGACGAACATTTCCAAATTGACTTTAATACTAAAACTGTACAGCTGTTGAAGGGGCAAGAGGATTCTGCAGGCGACTTATTTGTCGCTGAAGCAGGCGATACTGCTTTGACAAATATGGCAAACAATGGTTATTTGGATACAGGCAAGAACATAAAAATTGTAACTAAAAGAGGACAGCAAACTGTAATTGGCGCTGACTTGCAAGACAAAAGATTAACGAATGATGAGTTTTATCAGCTTTTTGCTCTTCTGATTGAAACACCAGTTTCTGTTAAAGTGTGGCGAGACGCTTATAAAACTTTTATTCATCCAGCTGGTATGTGGTTTGGTGGGCAGGTACAGATTGAGTCTTTATTTGATCTAAACCTTGGTGGACAGCCTACAATTATTGAGCCGCCACCCCCAGTTCTTGCTCACTCTGTTGCGCCATTGTTCAAGCGTCAGCCTGATCCTGTTCTGTACGATAATTTAGAATACGAGCAAGGTGGTCGAGGAATATTCACAACTTCTATTACGGAGCTATCGTTGGATTCAGATGGATTTGTTCAAAGGACTCGCGTCAATGATCAGTATGCTCCAGGTCCAAGCCTTGACAATAATGATCTAACTATTCAGCAGTGGAACGATCAGTACATTAGTATTGCTCGAGCTGATGACATTACTGGTAGAACATTAGATACCACATATGGTGACCTGTCAAATACATTTAACCTGCTTGACGAAGATCACTGGTTACAAAAAGATTCGGACGGCAATGGCACTCATTTGTATGGACGCAAATTACCTGCTCCATATTGGCCAGATGATTCAGCGGGATTACCATAAAACCTGTATAAATAAATGTAAATTAATCGAGAACTTGACCAATGTCACATCGCAATACCAGAGAAATATTGCAGAACGGAACCACTGCTAACGACGGCACTGGTGATTCCCTTCGAGATGCAGCAGATAAAATTAATACTAATTTCGGCACTTTGTTCGAGATATTGGGAGACTCTGACGAGATATCTGACCTTTTTCATCTTGATTCTACGGGTGATATTCTTTTTGGTGACTCGGCGGCAAACAGAGTTCGTTTTGTGGGCGATGTTGCTACCAGTAGTGATAAAACAATTACACTTCCAAATGCAACTGGTACAGTGGTTCTTAAAGACACCACTGATACTCTGACAAATAAAACTTTCACAACGCCAAAAATTAATTCTATTCTCGATAGCAATGGAGATACTATTCTATCTCTAAACGCTAATGACTCTGCAAACTACATCGAAATTAGTAGTGGAGACTCTAGTTCTGGAGTGGCGATTAGCGTTAAGGGAGATTCGGGTGACGTTGACTTATATTTGTCTCCCCTAAATAGAGGAGTTGTTCGTTCTGCTTGTAGAATTATCATGGGCAACGAAACGATTACTGCGGCGGGAGCAGCTGCGCCAAATACACCAATCACTTTCCTAAACAAAGCAACTGCTATGACGGTAACGCTTGCTGATGGAAATATTGTAGGTCAAACTAAAAAGTTCGCAAATATTAATTCTGGTGTTGTTACTGTAACGCCAGCCACTTTCCCAGCAGGAACTTCTTTCAAAGTAGGAGCAAATAGAGCAACAGAGTGTATTTGGTCCACTGTGGGTTGGATTACGTTTGGTGCAGATTCAGATGCATCTAGCATAGTTTAAGGTAAACTAAAATGGCAGCAACTATTTCAGACGATTATAAAAGAGACATATTGAGAGACATTTATAACTCTCATCAAAACATCAATGTGTCAGCAGGTGACTCGGATCGATTCTATATTGGTATTGGTCGACCAGAAGAGTGGGATAATAGCACTGACAGCCCACCTACGCCAAATCCTTCTTTTAGTGACATTAAGTATTTTCAGTCATCCCTACAATCAATTAAGTTGGTGACCGATGCTTCTTATGTTGTTCCTCGTTATAATTGGTCTGCTGGTAGTCAGTATTCTGCTTGGGACGATAAGTTTAGTTCTAACACGACCGTTGGTCCAACAGGTGATATTATTGGTCCATACTATGTCATCACTGACGATAATAACGTTTATGTTTGTATTCAACAGGGCAAAACCTCACAAGGCGTTGCCAGAAATTCTAGCTTTAAACCAGTAGATACCACTGGTAATAATTTCTCGGCTGGCGATGATGGGTACATTTGGCGTTATATGTTTACTGTAGGCGCTACAGGTGTTCGTAAGTATCTTTCATCTGCATATATCCCAGTAGAAAAAATTCTTGATTCAAACCAAGGTGGACCAGCCACGGCTGACCTCAGTGTGTCAAGAGCATCTCAGCTCGCGCTACAGAAAGCAGCTGACTCAGGTGCAATTATTGGTATCGCTGTAGATTCAGGCGGTACTGGCTATGGCACTGGAGTTGTACCAGTGACGATCACTGGTGCTAATGATTCAGCCGCTTCAGCATTTGCACGTGCATATAATGGTTCGATCTATGAAGTGATTATGAAGATCGACTCAGCGAATCCTAACTTTCACCACGGTAAAGGATATGATCACGCATCAGTAATTGCTGGAGGTGCTGGTACAGGTGCAGCGTTGCGTGCAATGATTGCTCGAGACTCTGGTATGCACGGAGATCCGCGAGTCAACCTCAACAGTTCAGCAATCATGTTCAGCACTCAGCTTTCTGGTTCTACTGATAGTGACTTCATTACATCAAATGATTTCCGTCAAATTGGATTAGTTAAGAACCCACAAAAAGATTCTTGTAGTCTTACTTCTTTCCCAAGTAAAGGTGTGGATTCTGCTGTTGAATCTCAGACTGCGTTTGGCATGAAGCGCCTCTATACTACAAACGGAACTTTGGTTGCGGCAAATATTACTGGAGACCAGACTGTAACTGGTGGCACTTCAGGTGCAAAGGCAATTGTAGACAAGTACGATAATACAGGTAATGGCATCTTGTTTGTTCATCAAACGCAATCAACAGGGTTTACACCATTTGATTCTGGCGAGTCTATAACGGTTAGTCAATCTGGTGGTACTGACACTATTAGTGGATTTAATGGTAAGCCAATTGAAATCCCAGCAGAGTTCGATCGCTTCAGTGGCGAGGTGATATACATAGACAACAGACAGCCAATCGAACGTGATAACGATCAGACTGAAGACATCAAGATCGTTATCGAAATTTAAAGGAAACAAAAATGCCAAAGATTTTTTCGGGAACAACCTTTAAAGATACTTACAAGGACGATTGGACAGATAGTGCTGGGTATCATAAAATCCTGTTTAACAGTGGACGGGCACTACAAGCTCGCGAGTTGACTCAGCTACAAACTATTCTTCAAGAACAGGTTAGTCGCTTCGCTGAAAATATTTTCTTGGACGGTGCTGCTGTAAACCCAAGATCTGCTGCAGCTGGTCCTAAACTGACTGACTATGTAATTGTCACGGGACTTGCCAGTAATAAAATCGCAAGTGACTACATCGGACAAACGTTCAGAGGTCCAGTGGTATCGGGATCTACAGACGGTCTTATATTCGAAGTCACTCACATTGAAGAGGATACAGACCTTACAGGTGCGGGTGAGTTGTCAACTGCGGTTGTACTATATGGTCGATATCTCTCGTTAAATCAAACGGCTTTGAACAATCCAACAACGCAGACCACGCTTCCTACATTTAGTGATGCGGATACACTGCAAGATGTGCGGTCATCTAATCCGTTGCCTAACCTTACAGTTCGCACAAAGCCAGCTGCTTCTACAACATCATCAACTGGTCAAGGTCTAGGATTTTACACTGGTCCGTGTGACTTCTTTACTCAGGGTCATTTTGTTTTTGCTCCTGGACAGTTTATTATCCTCAACAAATATGAACGAACGGCAACTGCAAAAGTAGGTTTTGAAATTCAACAAGATATCGTTACAACTGCGGACGACGATGCACTGTACGACAACCAAGGAGCGCGACCAAACCTCGCAGCACCTGGAGCCGATCGATATCGTATCTTATTGAATTTGACTACCAAAGCAGCGATTGCAGATCCTGCTGATTACTTGCATTATGCCGACGTTATTGATGGTGTTGTTGTTTCAATCAAGCAGGGTGACGACAGCTTCAATATGGTTGAGCGCAGGATGGCGGTGCGTCATCATGACACGCATGGTGACTTCATTGTCAATCCATGGACAATTAAATTCGAAGAAGGCGACAGTGATGGTGAATTGACCCTTAATGTCCCTGGAACCGTGGATGGCATTTCACCAACTGCATTTGTAGACGGATTCCGTCTTGAGCAAAAGCTCCCTAGAATCATTAAAGTGCCAAAGCCACTCAGCACGACCACTTCTCCAATCTATACTGAAATTTTAGAGTATGGTGGTTATGTTACTGCAGATAGTGCTGGCTTTAGAACTTTCTTGGGCACAGGCGACAGTGCAGCATTTGGACGGCAAAGATTATATCAGTTCCTTGACGGTTCAAATAATCTTCTCGGTACTGCGAAAGTAAATGCTTTCCTCGACACCGATATTATTGGTGACAGCGATCGATACAGAATCTATCTTTATGATATAAGAATGGATGCAGGAAAAAATCTAAGAGACGCTAGGGGATTAAAAGTAAAAGGTTCTGCCACCGCTGATAAGATCACACTTATGTTGGAAGATAGTCAGCTGTATCAAAAAGACCTTGGTAATAATACTGCATTTATGCCAATTGCTGGTCCTCGAGTTAAAACTATTGACAACACAGTTACTACATTTATTGCGACTGATAATGTAAGTGTATCTGCTAATGTTTCAGGAGAATTAACTTTTAACTTGCCTGATACTTCTTATGTACCTGCTGATGAGGCTGAGTGGATCTTTATTGACAAAACAAATAATAAGATTCGTCCAGTGTCACCAACAACTATAAGTGATGATGGTGCTGGACAAATATCGGTTACTGGTCTCACTGCTTCAGCTGCATATGAAATCATTTATTACTTCCGCAAGCCAGCTGGTAGTGTGACTTTCAGAACCAAGACATACACTGAGAAGTATGTTGACTTCAAACGCATTACAGATTCTGAAAATAAAACATATTGGATCTCTGATGAGTATGACGGCGTTGGTTTTGTGGGAGACAGCTCAGGTAACAATACTGCCTTCCTCGGAGAAGATAATGGTGGATCTATTAACGCCACTACAATTGACTCTAGTAGAAACTTCGCGGCTTCTCTCTCGTTTGATGGTGGACAGCGCGACAATTATTATGGACCAATTGTAATCACAGCCAATGCAACGAATGTGAGTACAACGAGTGACAGTGCGGCACATATTCGAGCCAAGATTGGTTACTTTGAACACGGCGCGACAGGAGACTTGTTCTGCGTCAATTCCTACCAATTGGTAGACTCGGCAAGTGGCACCGCTCTTAACCCATACTTTGCATACTCAGACATTCCATTCTATACCTCTAAAACAACTGGCCAAGAAATGCCATTGTTTAATATATTAGATTTCCGTCCTAGAATGCGACCATATGACAATACGGGCGCAGCGAATACCGCTCAATCGTTTGATAAAGTATTCCATATGCCAAAGCAGGGGTCATCAATGTCTCTGCGCACCACGGTATACAATCAGCGAACAGACCACGTTGCATTAGGTTACGATGGACTGACATATAAGCCAGAAATTAGATACAACAAAGGTGAAGAGAGCTTAGAACCAGATGAGCCAAACTTAAACCAAAACGAACTTCTGTTGTATACGATTCGACTGGGCGGTAACACACTCAGTTCACAAGATATGGCTGTTCGAAAGCACACTTATAAAGGCTACACGATGGCTGACATAGGTATGATGGAGCAACGAGTTGCTCGCGCTGAGGAAACTATAGCTCTCACAACTAGCGAACAAGACGCCAAAAACTTAATTGAATTAAATGCCGATGGCACTATCCGTTCTAAGACTGGATTCTTCATCGACGATTTCAGTAATGGATTGGAGTTTACTGCTGGTCAGTATAGTGAAGAATATGTTGAAGACTTTAACGTAGTTGGACAATCACTTGATATAAGTAAGAAGCGCATTGGTCCAAAGTTGAATAAGACTGCAGTGACCATGTTGTTCGACTCCGATAATCTGTACGCAGGTCAACGTGGAAGTGGTCCAACAATTAGCACCAAGTCAAATGTAAGAACAATTTCTCCAGTAAACGGGTTGCAGGGCGATAACATCTATCTGGATTACAGAGAGGTGCTTGATTCAGCCTTGACTCAAGAAATGATTTCTTGGTTCTCAGATGGTCGCTCATATGAAGAAATGGGTTATTATAATGTAAACCCATACAATGTATTCCAAGGCGAAGGATATATCAAGCTGAATCCTTCTAGTGACTATTGGATTGATATTCGACGACTTCCTGACCGCATCATTGATGGCGGCACAAACATAATTCGCCAAATACCAGGGTTTGCTCACGGATTAGATGGCTGGGAACGATTTGGGTGGCAAGGTAATACATTGCCTCGCGGTCAAGATCCAAATACATTAACCAAAGGTCAAGTAGTTTCCACAGCTAGTGTTCGTCGCTCTACCCCAAGAACTGGTTGGTGGAAAGGTGCAAATGGACAGACGTTCTTTGCTACTTTGTGGTGGACCAGAACATTCAATATTACAGATCGAGTGACGAATGTAGAAACCGTTACGAAGAATCTCGGTGATCGCACAATTGATCTTACTAGCATTCCTTGGATGAGATCTAGAAAGATATTCGGTAGGGTGCAAGGACTGCGTCCGAATACGCGATACTGGCCATTCTTCAATAAGATCAACGTATCACAGTGGGTAATTTCGCGCACGAAGTCGCAACACGTTGCAGATCTGAAGGCAAGAAATCACCTGAAGACTTATGGTGACGTTAATGTATCAATCAAACAGCACCCAGATCAGATTCTGCCCGATGATCAAAATCTAATTTCAGATGAACGCGGCGAATTGTACTTTAGTTTCTGGTTGCCTAATACTGCGCCAGTACCTACACAAAGTGCAGGCAATCTAATGTCATTCCATGAATGGCAGAGATGGGCTCGTCGACAGCGTATCGAAGCTCGCAGACTTGGGGGCATTAAAGATCCAAAAGTTTATGACCGCATTGGTTGGAAATTCCGATCGGGCGCAACTGAGTTTGGTCTCTATGATGTAAGTAGTGGCAACGATGACGATGCTTTGTCGTTGGCGAGAACAATCTACGTTTCCTCTGGTGCCCTGAAAGTGAGGCAAGCACAAATTCTTTCAACTCGAAATGTTACTATTCGTCGAGATATTCAGAGAGTTACACCAGCGGATCCGTTAGCGCAGACATTTATGGTAGAACCTGGAACTGGTGTTCCTGGAGTGTTTGTTACTAAGGTTGAGATATTCTTGCGTAAGGCACCGAATGCAACTACGCATTATCCATCAGCCACAAATCAAACCAAGACACCTATTCAGTTACAAGTTCGTGGTGTAGAAAATGGCACACCATTGGGTGATGCGATCGCCGACACTCACCGAGTTTACTTCAGTGCTGATTCAGCAGCAGGTATTGTAAACAATATTACCGATCTTGAAAACATTGATAATGTATTGGCAAACCCAGTGCCATTTGTCTTTGAAGAACCAATCTATTTGCAATCTGGTAAAGAATATGCTATCGTCTTGTTGGCAGAATGTGACTTCTACGAAGCATTTGTTGCAGAGACTTATGGATTGATCCTTGGCAAAACTGACAAGCGAGTTAGTAAGCAACCAGCGAAGGGATCGCTATTCCTCTCGCAGAATGGATTGACTTGGACGCCAAAACAAAATCAAGATCTCGCATATCGGATCTACACTGCTAAGTTTAAGTCTGAGGGCGTAGCAAACTTCTACAATGACAGCGCTGATATGTACAGACATAATAATGCATTCTCATTACTTGCTGATTCCAACGACGCTTCTAGAATGATTGTATATCATCCAGGACATAACTTGGGCACAGGTGATAAACCTGAATTAACTGGCTTGGGCGCGTCTACAATTTACAACGGACTTCCAGGTGGATTATTGATGGAAGATCGTGTGATTGACTCAGCAGATGCGTTGTCATATAGCGTGCGCCTAGACTCAGCAGGTGGATCACCAGCGTTCTCAACCTTTGGTTGGTTTGGTGCTGATTCTGTTGAGACAAATCAAGCATTTAATATTGACCGTATCCGACCAGACTTTATGACTCTCTCGTTTGAGGGAACAAACACAAGTCTAACTGGCTCGTTTGTCTCTGGTGTGAGTCATAGTAGAATTCACGCAACGCAAGTTGCAGATCCAAGATTCAATTTTGATGATAACATCTCTGTCCTCGGTAATAACCAAACGCATTACTTTGACACGCCAAGGTATTTCGCCAACGGTCAACTAGAGAAAGATGAAATTGCACCAGCTGGCACAAGAGAGCCATCCATTGTTCTAAGTCTGAATATGACATCAGAACAAGAGTCTACGTTTGGTGGACCACTCGCGGCTGCAGCAGCGGTCGACGGTTATGTCTCTGATGTGTCGCCAGTGATCGACACTCAGCGAACTAGTGCGGTCTTAATTAATCACGTGATTGACGACCAAGTGGATTCAGCTGGATCACCAATCACATTGCTTAATAACAAACCAATGTTGTTCCAGCCAGAGACAGATGTTGCTCGTGGCACCTCTTTGTCGAAGCACATCACTAAACCAATTTTGTTTGAGTCTCCCGCGAATGGAGCAAGGATTATTGCAGCTCTGCATATTCCACCAGCTGCAAGCGTAGACCTTTACTACCGCACAGTCCGTGCAGCAGATCAGGATTTCTACTTACAGCCTTGGATACTAGCCAACGATGCTAAGACAAACAACCCTGCCAAAGATTTGTATGTCAATAATTCGGTTGAGGAGATTCGTTTCCAAGACCATAATTATTTGCTAGGTGGCACTGCTGGTGATTTGGACGACTTTACTGGTATTCAGTTGAAACTTGTTATGAATTCAACTAATACTTGTGAGGTGCCTTATATTGGCTCTATCAAGTTAATTGGATTGATCTGATGGACGAATATATTTCTATAGAGGGCAACAGTTTTCTAAAGAAGAGTATGACCACAGGCGTTGTTATAAATACCAATGAACAAGAGTTGCAGGCGGCTCGGCAACGCAGAAAAGATAGAATGCAAAAGGCAGAGCTAGAAGCATCCAAAGAAAAAGAAATTGAAGAGATGAAATCTGACATTAATCAGATTAAATCAATGCTTCAACAACTATTAGAGAAATAGCAATGGCACTTAAATCAAATAGTATTGTACTCGAAACTACAGATACGTTTTCGCAATTAATATCTGATCTTAATACAAATAGACTTCGACGTGACAGTGACTTTGCATATCTTGACAGTGCCATTGGTCCAGGAGGCACCCTTACACTAGACGGATTGTCAGATTTCACTGCCAACACTTTGGTCGATGCCCTTAATGAGTTAGACAGTGATCTGCATGGATCAGGTGGTGGTTCTGGTAGTGACTTAGATACTCAGGCGAAAACTGTTGTTGGTGCAATCAACGAGATTGAGGCAGTGTTTGATGCCAACGCAGGAAAGATTACGACTGACTCTGCGTTTGATGTAACTTCTGCTGGCGCTGAAACTCATACTGTAGCGGGTAATTTTGAAGTAGACGCTTCAGGTGATATTACACTTGATGCCGCTGGTCAAAATATTACCTTCAAGCAAGGTGCGTTGACTCGACTAGATTTCGCATTGGGTGCAACCAACACCCTTTCTGTAACGAATAACTTGGTCATCGATGCCGTAGGCGACATTACTCTTGATGCAGATGGTAATGGTATCAAGTTCTTGAATGGCGCAGGTGGTGATGAGGTAAATCACCAATTAACAGATGCTGCTGCATATAACGTAACCTATCCTGGGAATGTAACTCATTCAGTTACAGGCGACCTGATATATGAAGTCACTGGTAGAGATTTAATAATCAAAGACAGTGCTGATGAAAAGTTACGAATCAATATAACTGATACACCTAATATAACATTCGCTGGCACACAGTCTTCTATTATAAACACGTCTGGTACTTTCGCGCTGAATATAGCAGGAGATATTATTTTTGATGCTGATGGCGGTGACATACTCCTTAGAGATGACGGAGTACAGTTTGGTTCCTTTAAAAATACTTCTGGTAATTTGATCCTAAAATCTGGCACAACTACTGCAATGACATTTAGTGGTGGCAGTGTAACTGTGGCGGGTAGTATTACACTCCCTTCTACTGGCACTGGTAGTATTACTTCCAGCGAAATATCAGCAACCACCGTTCATGGTGCTATCGACGAGGTCAACGAAAGAATTCCAAATGTGTATAATCGATCTGGCACGTTGCTGAATCCTTAAAGCGGGGGTTGTGTTAAATTATGCCATCTGCCTTTAGCAAATCAATACCAGTAGCTTTTTACACAGGAAGCACAAACGGCGACTTTAAGCAAATCTCAACTACCAATGAGAACTTTTATGCTTATGCTGGTGGTCAAGGTATTGTCAACGACAACAGTTCAGTCAGCAGTCGCTTTCATAATAGTTTAACGAGCACAAATACTGCCCTTGATTCTGCAATTGGTTCATACACAGATACCTTCTATACAGATCCTGTAGGCACACACTCTGGCTCTTCTTTAAACTCAGGTAGCACTACTACAACTCTGTATCAGATGAAAGACTCTGATGGGTTTGGTCATTATGGTGATAGTAATACACCTAACAAACCAGTCGCAGTTGACAGTAGTGGAGACATTTGGGAAATGGATTCAGCCGCGTTCACCAGACTTGGTGTCCGTGTAGCGGAAGTCAAAAATACAAATGACTACCCTGGAACGTTCTACCTTTCATCTACACAACCTAGTGGTGACTATAGGAAGTGGATTGATGTTGTGTTCACAGACACTCGAGCTGTTGGAGACGTGGATTACCATATCTGGCAAAGGGAGACAATGACCACCCCGCCAACTGCTGCAAATTTTTATGCTTTAAAACTAAAAGACAGCGATCAACCTCACCTTCAAGAAATGTCGTTGTTACAACTACAAACTTCAATGGCTAGTTGTATACTTGCAGGTGAACAAGAAAGCGGTATTGGAGACTATGAGTTAAGAAGCAGTGCACAAGGTGTGCCTACTCGACCTGGAACTTGGGTCGCAAAGGGCACCGCTGTTGATACGAGAAATGTCATTGACTCTGACGCTACCTATGCGACTTCATATACAAGCCCGTTTTATACTTCTCAATTTACAAGACAATACACTGGCCAATATACTAGATTAGAATATGCTGATGTTCCTAGTACGTTTGTAGGATTTCGACAAGCAGCCTATGCTGGCAGTAGAAATTACTCGCACATTTATGGTGGTTCTCGTAATTTTTCTGGTCAGTATGCTGGTTCACGGTTATATGCAGCTGCGACAGGATATGCTGGATCTAGAACTTTTTCTGGTAACTATTCTGGATCAAGATCATTTGCTTCTAGCCCAGTTCAGTATGCTCAATTGAATGTTACTTTTTCTGGCCAGCGGTTTTCTCCTGGAACTTTCGCAGGCACTAGGGTCAGTGCAAATACAACGTTTACAGGAACTAGACCTTCATCCGCTTACTTTGTTGGTCCAGCTGGATATCTAGGTTCGCGGTACTTTGTTGGCGGCGGTGCTGGAACCTTTGCTGGATTCAGACCAGCAAATTTTGCAGGTGATCGTGTTTTTGTTACTATGATCTCAGGTCAATACGCTGGCACAACTCCAGGAAATTTCTCAGGAAATAGAACTAGCTCTCCTACAAGTTTCGCAGGAAATAGAACTAGCTCTCCTACAAGTTTCGCAGGAACTAGACTCGTTGAATCTGAGTTTTCACAAGGTCCATATGGAGGATACTACACTGGTACAAGACAAGAACCTGGAAGTTTCACTGGTACAAGAGAAGTCCCTGGAAACTTCACTGGCACAAGAGAAGTCCCTGGAAATTTCTCAGGAACTAGACCAGCAATATATGCTGGTGGAAGATTCTATTCTGGTAATTATCTTGGACCAAGCCCTGGAGACTTTTCTGGGTTCCGCGCTACTGATTATTTGGGCACTCGGTATTTTGTTGGCACAGCCTCCTATCTAGGGACACGTCAAGTTGCTGGAAATTTCGTAGGAACTAGACAAGTACCAGCAAACTTTGTAGGTACAAGAGCAACTGCTGGAAATTTTGTGGGCAATCGATACTTTGCTGGTTCGAGAACATATGCCGATGATTATAGCGGTTCGCGATTATATGCAGCTAATTCACCTGGATATTCTGGATCAAGAAATTTTGCTGGTCAGTATGCTGGTTCTAGAAATTACTCAGGAGGATATGCTGGATCACGAAACTATTCGTCATCCCCAACTCAGTACCTTGGTCCAGCACCTGCCGTATTTTCTGGCACAAGACCAGCAACATACACTGGGCAATATGCAGGGCAATATGCCTCGCAATATACTGGTCAGT